TTGTGGGAATATGTTTTGGTACACTACTTCACGTTATCATAATACCATTTCACGAATGTGAATTGTGTGAAAGTTCGCTCCGAGTTATGATTTTATCGATTTTTTTTGAAATAGTGCTCCTATCATAGCCTAAATCGGATCCGATTTTCTCATCTGTCCATTTATCTATGTACTTTAATCGGAGGATTGCTTTATCTTCAATATCATCCAAGCTCTCAATGAAACACTCGATTTCCAACTTCATATCTTCATACAGTTGCTCGTTACCATGAAGATCTATTATCAGTTGGTTTACAATCTTCTTCCGTTCAATGTCAGATTTTACGTTAGGACCAGATACCACGAAATGGCACTGGGCATAAGGAAAATTCTTCATTGAACCACTCACAACACCATGCTCAGCCAACACAGGATGCTTCTCGAAATATTTGAGCCTACGCTTAATTGATTTGATATAGCTGTCCAAGTAAATATATTGTGCCAAAAATTCCCTCGTTATTACCATTGTCTCCCTCCCTAAAACGGTCTTTCCATTGCTTCACATTTTGCGTACATTTCGCCACAGAGCACCTGTAATAGCTGTACCAATCCATCTGCGCTATCTTCATGTTCATTTTTTCCGACCTGCGTAAGCATACATAATTCTTCCACCGCAGCCTTATATTCTTCACTTTGCAATTCTGGTTTTAGAAAGTAAAACCTTCGCTTAATATCCGGTGCATATTGAATAATCTTTGCCATCTTACCTATTTGGTTGCTGGCCTTTGCCCATGTGATGTTCGTTTTAAAGCCCTGTTCTTGAAGCATTACGTCGATAGACTCTGCGTATTCATCACCACCATTATTCGCTTCAAATCGCATCATATTGGGCTGCTGCTGCAAAGTCTTTGCCACAACCAACGGCTTAGTAATGTACTTATCCCCTTTATTGAAAATCCACTCCGGTATATATACTGGTCCATCGTTTTTATCTCCGAAAAGATTACCAAATGGCATTGATAGGCTATCTCCACCGCCCCATGCGACATCACACGCGGCAGCTCTCAAGCAATCACCATCAGGTAACACTCCATTGTAGTAGTTTAATTCATCCGCCGGGAAAATAAGTCCCTCTCGAATGAATGGCCTTTGCTGATACTTAGCCATCCACTCATTCTTGTCCAACCTGTCTCTCAACTCTTTGTAATACTCTGTTGAGAATCCCAGTCCGTACTCATAATCAAAGTTTGATTCGTCTCTTTCGTTCAAGGCTGGAATCTTTCTAAACCTTGCCTTGGGATTATTTTTGAACTTATCCTCGTTTCTTCCCAAAGGATCCATGACGTTCCAACGGGTACCCACCATCAATTCTTTGGCGCCGTCGTTCTTACGGTCAACCATGATGTTCAAATAATCCTGGTATCTGTTCTCCAATCTGGTAGGGCTCAATGACTCTGTACGGTCACGGATAAGGTCATCCACATAAAGATAGCCACCTGCAGAAATATCAATCGCACCGGTCCATGTACCGTCTATTCCTCGGCACGTTAATGTTGCAAATCTATCCGGGTCATTAAGATTAACTGTATATTCATCAGCAGATTTGCTTTCCAAGAAAACATTGGGGAAAATCTCATTGTATGTATACTCACTCGATGTAACTAGGTTAAGAAACTCTTTGTAAAATCCCTTTGCAAGTATGCCAGAGTGTCCACCCATAGCATTATGCAAATCAGGATTCCGGCCGGCCACCCATGAAAGGAAGAAAATACACACTGTAGATTTTCCGACACGTGGAGGAAGTGACAGTCCATAAAACTCAATTACACCATCTTCCAAATCCTGCAAATCATCCACAACAATTTTCAAGGTTTTTGCTCTCGGCTGATAGAATCGCTTCTTGGGAGACCGATTCTTCTCCATGTAGTACAAATAGCTTTCAAACCGGTGCGGAGCTTCGAATTTCAAAGCCTCCCAGTACAGTTCATTCATTCCGACTGATACCGGAAGGGTTGGCACTTTCGCCCGGATAAAGGACGTAATCTTCAGCGCATAAGTAAGATCATTGTCGCCATGTTCATCAGCGATTACTTTTGCCATGTCTAACAGGTCCCGTAGTGCCTTGTATGAACTCAGATCTGTCTGCTTTATGGAATTTACAATGGCTAGATTCTTCCCCGAAACGCCCACTATCCGTCAACTCCTAACTGCCGCTGACGTTCTGGACATTCTGGGCGAAACATTTATTTCAACAACTCTAAAACATGCTTACAAAACCATATATGTCTTTTCAATAAGTGTTTTGCGTTCATGACACCGACATATTGACCGTCATACATCGGACTTGGTTCCTTCATTCTTTCTTCGCTCTTCACAATTTCTATTTCAAGGTAATGTATTGCTCGCTCTTTACTGGCACATTCAACTGAGCACATATTTTAGACCTCCTTGGTTTCAAAAACCCAACACTGCATTTCTCTGATATTCAACTTCTTCTTCGCTGAGGTACTTGTGACGAACCATGTACCGTTGCATCTCACTCTCTTTGTAATTTTTGACCTCGTCGTACATACGGACGTAAACATCATGGTTGTTGATGCGCTCGCCCTTATGGTAGGTGACCCAACTCTTTACAACTACACCAATTTTGTCACCTTCGACAACGACGATATCACCGAAACAAAACTGCATGGCACAACTCCTTTCATAATCCCGAATAATTTCCTGCACCATCATTCTTCCGCCGATTCTCGGAGGAACAGCAATATATACTTTTTCCTCATCATGTGCTTTCTCGTAGGCTTCTAGGAACTGCTTTTGCCAATCTGTCAAAGGTACCTGGCTTACTTTCTCTGCATATTCAACTAGATTCATTCTCTCACCCACATTGCCACCGGAGGCTGTCCCCCAATAACCGAAAGAAATATTGCAGGCCTCTGCCCTTCCTTGATCTGTTTCAGTATTTTCACAACCTCATCGTCTGTGAGCTCATGACAAGAAATGACCTCTAACGTTTGAAATTCCTTGTTTGGTTGCCGACAAGCAGGAAGTGGCAAGCAATTGTCCGCTGTATATGTGCAGTTACTCTCTGGGAAATCTACTGCAATCATCACACATCCTCCAATCTGAACACTATCGCCCGGCAATATGGATCTTGATCTTCGTAGATCATAAATTCTTCGTGCGGTATGTCCGTCTTATATGTCCAAGTGATAACCTGTCCTTTATCATCCAGAGCATCTTTATTACACCACAGAGCTTCGATACATTTATCAGCTGTCGTGATCGGTTCATCTGCAGTAACACCGTGTCTGTTGAACCACACCTCACCGCCCTCATAACAACCTGCTTCGTCATATATTGCGCCTTCAAACTCCATCAAATCATCAGATGCACCGCAGACAATGACAAATCCGTTCTCTTTGGCAATCTGCAATTCCTCTTCCGTAAATTGCGGATAGTCGTACTGTCTGCCGTCCAGCATCTGAGCAAATTCTTTTATATTCATTCCTCGACCTCCATATTTTGCAATTCTTTTTTATTTCTCAACCGCTCTCTTTTTTGATACATCATGTATCGTTTTGAACGTCCGTCTAACTTCATGCCCCCACGGTCATACAGAGTATTCTTACACTTACGCTTTTTGCTCTCACTTGACATTTTCACTCACGCCCCTCTAACTTTCTGACACACATAGGACAAGTACCACCACATTTTTACGCAAAAAAATACCAACCATCGAATCTGACGGTTGGCATGTATTATAATTCTAATATTCTTTTGCAGAAACACATATCTTTTCTTTTAACAATCTGCAGATAGCATCTTTAGCATCTATCTTTTCTGCGAGCATAATCTCCACTATTTCACTTAGCATAATTTCAATCTTTGCTTCAATTCTTCCATTACTCCAATCTGCATTAACTAAAACTTTTCGCTCTGTTTCGTCGTATGTTATATCCGTGTTACTGTCACTCTCTTTGGCAAATCTCCGTATCTCGCTGTCGATTTGATCAAACAATTCAAATCCTTCATTTATCGCATTTTTGTACTCCATGAAAATTTCCTCCTTTAGCATTTGATACACTGATCATACCACGCCCAACCGCCATATTCAATTGCCAAGGTCCAAAAAGCGGAACGGCAGGAATCGAACCTGCACCTTCTGTACATAGTTACGTCCGGCTATCAGTGCTTTACCTTTAAGTTACGTTCCGCTGTCGGTTTCATGTTCACCGAAAACAGCACATCTTGATTTTGGCCTTGCTTTATACCATCGTCTTACAAACACCTGTCGACTAAGTGCTTGTGTATAAATCGGCGTTGTTGGTTTTTGCAACTTGGAAATCGTTCATTTGCTCTCAAACCCTTCTACCTCCGGTAGGGATTTGCACCCTACATATTCACCAGACTTCAATGAACTCGTCAATTATACGTCAATCTACGACTCAAGCCTTGTTGTTGTATTTTGCCAACCTACACTATGCGTCTACCTATTTCGCCACGGAGATACAGTTTATATCGTTACTACCGCCCTTTCTTCGTCATAGAAAGAGTAACAACGTCTGCTTTACTTGCTTTTATGGTCAACAAAGAATGCAGTGAAAGAATGCCTGACCTCTATCTCCGGCAGGGACTCGAACCCTACACATACCGATTGCACTTCGTATTAGCGTTTACCCTTCCGCCACGGAGATCGCCCACCATAGGAATGGACTTGCTTGTTAGTAAGCCATACTCCGTATATCTGGTGTATGCGGTCACAAACGGTGCACTCTTCACCGCAATTCGCAAGGCGGGCATCGAACCCACAATTCCTGATTAGCTACTAAGCAGGTGTTATCGCCATTTTAACTACTTGCGAACAGTCCATCTTATGTCTGCAAGGACCGTGCAGGGTTCACATGTGCGGTGTCTGTCATTCGACTGTCTGTAAGACCACTCACCGACTTTGAACACCGAAAGCCACCGGACGGTCTCGCACCGCCCTTAACAGAATCGTCCTAGTGGCTGAAAGGAGTAAAACCAAATGGAAACCTGTAAGCTTTTCCTTAATGGCGTGATTCGTAGAAAACCTTATGATGCAACAGACCCCACGCCTGCCCCATTGCATATATGTGGTTATCGTGAAATGCTCCCTACGGGACTTGAACCCGGGACCGTCCGCTTATGAGGCGGATGCTCTAACCAACTGAG